TGCTTGTAGTCCACCAGCAAGCTGTGCCAACTGACCTGCCTGTTGTGCTGATGTAACTGCTCTGCCTAGACCCTCAGACTGCAACTGAGATTCAATCTGCTGTGCGCTGAGTCCAAGCTGTGACAACTGTGCTGCACGTTGTTGTGCTGCTGACTGAAGCTGACTAGAAAGTCCTGCCTGTTGACCAAACAAACCACCAAACGTCTGAGCCTCACTAACGGCCTGCTGACGCTCTGACTGTGCTTGCTGTATAGCGGCAAGTGACGCTCTGTTCTGTGCTTCTTCTTGTGCTTGAGCCAAAGCAAACTGTTCGGGCGTACCACCAAACATGGCTGTACGTACCCCTAAACGTCCCTGTTGAGCCATACGCTCTTCCAGTGCAAGACGTTGACGTTCTTCTTCAGGACGCTGTGTAGCCCTTATACGCTCAAATACGTCAGCTTCTCGTCCTGCTGTGTCCTGCAAAGCTCTACCTGCAGTTTGACTTGCAAGTTGAGTGTACTGCTGTCTTAGTGCTTCTACATCAGAAGGAGCCTGTGCACCTAATCCAGCAGCACCCATGCTTAATGCTTGTTGTCCAAACTGACCTATAGCTGGACTAGGTTGTTGTCCTAACATACCACCTACTTGTCCTGCAAACTGCCCACGGAGAAGATTAAGGTCTGCCGGTTGTTGTGCCGCAGCTCCCATGAACTGACCACCTAGACCAAAGGCTTGCTGTGCTGCCTGCTGTCTTTGTGCTTCACCAAAAGGACCAGTAAACATAGCACTTTCTGCTTGTCCTTGTAGCATGTCTTGGATAAACTGTTCTTGCATCGACAAGTTCATAGTAACGCCAGATTCATCTCTATCGTCAACACCATTATTATTTTGGTCAATAAACTGCGATGTTCTTATTTCTTCAGGTGAACGCTGTGTAGGAGGAGTAAAACCAAACTGACTACCAGTAGTAGATGTCACAGTAAACGGTTGGAACTGAGACATCTCAACAGCCTGCTGTGCTAACTGAGAAGATCCGGGTACAACAACCTGTTGTCCTGTTGCTGGATCTGTTACAGTAGTTCCTACTACGGCTTGCTCGCCTATTCTCTGTAGTCTATCGTAAGCAGACTTAGTTAACGCGCTTCCACCAGCGGCTGCTGCACCAATTCCTAAAGCACCTAGAATACCAGTTAGCATACTGCCGCCTGAGGAGGTATTTGTAGTATCTGTAGTACCTGCTGGTCCCGGTCCCATCAGTAAGTCCCTCCATCAATAGTGCCTGTAGACAGAGTACCCGTAAACGTCAACGCGGGTATTGTTACAGTGCCTGTGAATGTAGGAGAAGCTAAGTTAGCCTTAGTTGCAATCGCCGTTGATATAGCGGTGAACTCAGTGTCAAACTCACTACCACGAATAACTTTACCACTATCCCCAGAAGGTAAACTGTCCTTAGCAGTAAAGTTTGTTGTCTTTGTATAGTCGCTCATACTGTTTTACCCATTAGTGCTAATACGTTAATTTCTTGGAGGGATAAAGCAGACCCGTCAATGTCAGCTTCTAGTCCTATTGTAATAATACTTCCGTTACCTGTTGCTTGAACAGAGTTTCTAGTTGTAAGCTCACCACCAGTAAACTCACCGATAGCAAACTCATCAACACCAAAGTACGCAGGTACTTGGTTTCCTACAGTAAACTCGTAAGTTTTAAAGTCCGTAGCTAGATCGTAAGCCCACTTCATAAACACTGTTGCACCAGCAGCACCAACCAAAGTAGGTCTTAGCTTCTTTAGTAACTTTGTTTTAGCAGGATCACCAAACGTCAAACCCGGACTGTAGTACCTAAAGCGGTACGCTGTTGTGTTGTCAGAGTAACTTGAGTACGTTCCTAGTCCATCAGACGTTCCTATGTACAACGTACCATCAGTCGTAACTTCAAATGACTTATGTGGAATAGAAGTCCACCGTGTAACCCTATACGCTCCGTTCTCAAGTCTACCTTTTAAATCAAAGCAGTACGCTGTGAGTTGATCTGGAAACGTAATAATGTAAAAAGAGTTCTCAGGGCTGTACACAGACGCTGTAGGTAACGTCCTGTTGTTAATCAAACTAATAATCTCAGTCTTTACATTCAGGCTCAGATCAGATATAGGCAGTGACTTTTCTTGAATAGTACGTCCTAAACTCCTGAGTCCTGTGTTAGACATAAACAAAACATCTGTGCCAATGTGCTGAACAGAGTTTCTACAGATGCACCCAACACCCGCTACTGTGTCTACAAGAGCCATACTAGCTGGACTAGAGGCACCTCCGTACACGAGTATGCTGTGCTTGCCAAATATAATTAGAGTGTTGTTATGTGCTGCTAACGCTCTAACTTCGTCGTACCCATCAGGCCAAGCCTTAGATACATCTATAGAACCACTGGAACCACCAGTAAAGTCTGCTCCTATCAGCAGGTCAGACCAGTAAATTGTCTGTGTGTCTGTTGCGTTATCCACAACCCACAGGCGTCCGTAAGCTGCTAGAGCCTCGTGACACTTCAGGGTTGCGGCAGTAGCACCACCGTTAGCTACAGTAAACGTGCGTAATCCCGTAGCGTTGTCGTACACCAGAGGATCGTAGCCACGTTGAAAGAAGTAAGCCTTATCGTTAAAGTTTACTATCTTCCAGTTGTTAGCCGTGATAGTGTATGAGCCGGGAGTTACGTCAGTTAACGTAGTTGTCCCTGTCATGATCTTATTGTTACCAGCAGTAAAAACTACCTCGTTACCCGCATCATCGTAAAAGTAATGAATCTTGTGTACGTAGTCAGTACCTAACTCAGTCTTGTTAGTAGTAACAACATCAATACCCTTACGTGCAGCAATACGTCCACGCTTGTCAATCACAGCGTTGTCAGCAACGTCAGCGTAAGAAGGATCCTGTGCAATAGGAGAGTCTTCTGTGTTGACTCCTTTAAACGCAGGAGCAACTAAGTTGATGCTTTGTAGTGGCTGTGCCATACGTCAGGCTCCTACGGAGTGTACCAGATGGTTTCTTCAGGGTGCTTCTGTGCGTCCATAGCAATCGCGTCAGACAAAAACTTATCAGCAATACCAAAGTACTCAGGTGCTGATGTACCGCCTGTCTCGCCACGCTCACGAGCTAACAGAGCTACTGCTGAGTGTATTACAGGTTGACTAGGTATAAGCAATTCATCTGTGTCAGAGCTTAACTCAGGGTTTCTGAGAGTACAGTTGAATCTTAAGCTGTACACGCCGTCAGGCTTAGGATAAATGTCTACCTGAGTATCACCACTAGCGTCTACTCCGTTGTACGTGTAGTACTCAGGCGGGCCACTAGGCGGTGATTGGTTCAAGTACTTATCGTTAAACCAGTGCTGCGTGTTGTACTGCATAAAAAGATTTGATGTATCGTTAATTACGTCTAGTACTTTAATTTTGTTTTGTGACCCAGTTAGCACGTAGTTAAAGATATCAGCAGACGTAGTTACTGTAAGGGTAGTCCTAAGTGCTGACCAATCCCAAGCATCCTCTACCATTTTTTTAGCGTCGTTTACAAAGTCACCTACCATTTTGCTGTAGGTATTATCATTAACACTAGATACCTCGTCTTCACGCAACCGGCGTAGCACGTTGTTTACTAAGTTTAAATATGTCATGCAAAGTACTCCGGTAATAAGGTTTTAACAATACTCTGCTCAACTGCTTTAGTATTGCTTCTGGGTTGAGCGCCTGTAAACATACCGGACGGCTGTTGGATTACTTCAGGAACAGGCTGTGGTGTGTAAGTAATTCCAGCAAGAAACGGACTAAAGGCTCCTCCAGCACCGCCACCGACACTAGCTCCTCCTCCGGTTGCTGGTGTTTCTGTGGAAGTTTCAGTCGGTGTTACAGGTATTTCTTGTTTAACACAGTTGTCCATGTTTTGATCTAGGACGTATCCGGGCAAACATTCTCCACAAGAGCCGTCTTCGCGTGTTTGCCTGTTTAAGGAATTACAGTTAAAACTCCCACCACCTCCACCACACTGTTGATCCCACGCTTTTTGTTGGTCTATCAAGTCAAATGTTAATGCTCCTGTTGGTCTAGGATCTACACTACAATCAAAGTTAAAGACGTTTGTTGGTGTTGTTGTTGTAATTAGGTCTTTAGCACAGTCTCCTCCTTCGTGTGCGCTTGGTGCAGACCCGTCAGGACATTCTAAACAATCACTTTCTAATGTAGCACCGTTATTACAGGGTGTAGAAGGCTGTTCTCCACAAACACCACTTTCTGGTTTTACAGACCCATCGGGACAATGTGTAGCGCCACAGGCCTCTCCCCACTCAAAGTGCGCTGCGTTATCTGCAGGATTAAAACTAGGGGTGTATCCGGGCTGTGGTTGAGTACAGTCTATAGGCGGAGGAGGATTAACAACCTCTGCACATTCTCCAGATATTTCATCAGGTTCATAGTTTTGAAGTTTACAATCCCCACACGAATCAGTAACCTCGTCATACTCTCTGCCTTTTTGTTTACAGTCTTCTTCAACTGTGTTTACTACTGGCCCCGCATCTTCACACGACGTACTTGCTTCTATGTACTCAAAACCTTCTGAACAAACACAGTTTCCGTCTGCGTCTGTTTGTGCTCCTGCAGTAACACAGTCAGGATTAGGGTTGTCTGGGCCGTACACAGGCGTAACAGGAGGAACACCAATAGTACCATCATCGTTTACATCGTCACCAAAGATGTCTTCCAGACCGCCTAGTATTTCTTTACCAAAGACACCACCTAGTACTACACCCCAAACCCACGGCGGCATGTTTTTAGGATCTTCACCAAAAATACCTTTTAACCAATCGTAGACTTGCTGTATACCTTCTTCAGGGTTTTGTAAAACACCTTCATTTGGTTGACCTTCGGTATCAGGACAACCAAAAGTACTGCAGTAAACGTCTGTTATTTTGCCTTCTACTGTTTTTCCAAAGTCACCAACAGCACCAACTACAGCATCACCAACTTCGCCAGCACACGCAGCAACTGCATTTTCTTCGTCTATACATCCGCTATCTTGTACATCACCAATTATGCCACCAAAAGTTTTATCCCAGATGTCTCCGATAGTTGGTAGTTTAAATACAGCCGGGATTGGAAGCCAATCAGGAATAGGTAAATTTAAAATTCCTTTAGTAAGAATAAAAATGTCTCTTACAAAATCCTCAAAGCTTACCTGACCAGTTAATATAGCTCCTATATCTTCTACAGTAATTGTAACACCAGCGCCAATAGTAGCGCCACTTTCGCCAAACACTTCCTTTAATATGTCTTCGCCAGAAGTTTTTATTGGGCCTGCAAAAGACATCACAACAGAATTATTCTGTATTCCTGCGCTTTCGTACCTGTTGACAACATCTAAGAAGTCTTCGTCTGTTTCTACGTTTTCTATGTCATTCAAAAAACTATCGTATTGCCACTGATTAAACTCTGAAGACTCTGTGTTACCGTCGCTGTCATAGCCGTAAACAGTATGTGCATTACCGTCAGCATCAACAGCGTAAAGCTCATTTACCCCGTCACCGTTTAAATCATTAGCAGCCCAATCAACAGCGCCTTCTGGAAGATCACCAAAAAGATATCTAAGATAAGCTTCTAGTGTTTTGTATTCTGGATTAGACGTTCCTTGAGGACCAGTAGTGTTAAAACCAGCGTTGATGTATTGGTTAAGTAGGTCAATAACATTAAAGTCGTCAGTGTCTTCTCCGTCAAAACCGGGACCAAAAGTTGTTGTTTTAAAGGCATTATCACCTTGAAGATTTATAAAGGGGTCAGGAATAACAATAGTGTTACCGTACTCGTCTGTTATTTCTCTAGCCATCAGTCTTTCTTCCCTTTCAACGCGAGCAGCTTATCAGCACCACGTATGCCAAAGCTGGCTGTGACTGCAACGTACAAAAGATATTGATACCACTCAGGTAGCTTCCCTAGTTCTGCAAAGGCAACGCCTACGCGACCAATGATATCAAGATCGTTCATACCTACGCCCCACATAATTGCTATCACAGGCGCACTCAGGACTACTGTGAACCACTCGTCTTTCCACGAGTTAGCACTAGCCTGTGCCATGTGCTGTTCCCAAGACGCTGTGTTCTGTATCACTTGCATCTTAGCTACATGTTTAGCTTGTGATTGCTCGTGACGATTGCTCAT